GTAATAGGTTATGCTATAACTACTGAAACTGCGCCTGGCGTCTGGGTTGACGAAGTAGAGGAACGTAATTATACGGGAGATGTAATTAGAAATTCTCGTAATTGGCGAACTTCAGATAACGTCAACCCAGACGTTACTATATCGGATACGATTAGTATTATCGCGGATGGGTTTCTACTGGAAAACATGCAGTCCATGAAATACGTCAGATGGCGTGGTGTGTGTTGGGCAATTGTTAACATTACAGTTGAACGCCCACGCGTAATATTGGAGATCGGGGGGTTGTTTAGTGGACCCACTAACGGAGACACCGAAACGGTATGATCTTCAAGACATATTTGAGGCACTTCTTAATAGTGAGTATGTCTATTTTCAACCCCCAGAATCTGTTAAACTATCTTATCCATGCATCATATATAAAAGGGATAAGTTAGAAGCAACACATGCAAACAATATGACCTACACACACTTAACGCGATATCAGGTCACAGTAATCGATAAAGATCCAGATAGTGAACTTCCAAAATCGGTTTTAGAATTACCATTGTGCAATCATGTACAAAATTTTATAACCGATGGTTTAAATCATGATGTTTTCGAACTCTACTACTAGGAGGAGAGTATATGACAACGAAGGCGCTTTCGTGGGATGTCACGGAAACCCGTCTCTTTGAGACTGGCGTTTCTAAGGGCGTTCTTTATCCGGTTGGGGATAATGGAGCGTATGGGGAAGGTGTTGCTTGGAATGGTTTGACCGCCATTACCGAGTCACCTTCTGGAGCAGAAGCAAACGCGGTCTATGCTGACAACATCAAGTATTTGTCACTAGTCTCTGCTGAGGAGTTTGGCGCAACGATCGAAGCATTTACCTATCCGGATGAGTTCGCGATTTGTGATGGTAGTGCTGAGTTGTCTGATGGTGTAATGGTTGCCCAGCAGACTCGTAAGACGTTTGGTCTTTCGTATCAGACGTTGCTTGGTAATGATGTTGACGGTAATGATTACGGGTATAAGATTCACATTATCTATGGTGCGCTTGCTGCTCCGTCAGAGCGTGCGTATGCGACTGTTAACGATAGTCCTGAGGCTATTACTTTCTCGTGGGAAGTTACCACGACTCCGGTTGCGGTTACTGGATTCAAGCCCACAGCAGTTCTTACCATTGATAGCACTAAGATTCATTGGTCAGATCTCCATGCAATTGAGGCGCTTCTTTACGGAACAGAGTTGGTTGCTCCGTCGCTGCCTCTGCCCGATGCAATTCTTGCACTTATCAGTTCGACGCCGAATGCTACTGGTGAGCATGTAGGTTAGTTTTAATTCAATCCGAACCCCCGAAGTCTTATACTTAGTGTACGACTTCGGGGGTACCTCTTTTCTCAAGGAGAAAGACTAAATGCTTAAAAAGACGATCACCTACGAAGACTTCAATGGCGTAGAGCAGACAGAAGATTTCTATTTCAATCTATCAAAGACTGAACTTACAGAGTTAGAACTTTCAGTTGATGGCGGCATGGCAACGTGGTTGAAGACAATTGTAGCCACCGAAAATGCTAGCGAAATGCTTAACGTCATGAAGAAGATGATTCTTAGTAGTGTTGGCGTCAAGTCTACTGATGGTAGGCACTTTGTTAAGAATGAAGAGGTTCGTCAGAATTTTGTATCGAGTCCTGCGTTTGACATTCTTTTCATGGAAGTCGCAACAGATGCAGATAAAGCTGCACAGTTTGTAAAGGGAATCATTCCGGGAGAGTTCTCGCAGAGCATCGATGCGGAAATCAAGGCTGCAGAAGTATCGAATAAGACGATTGCCCTTGCTGAAGAGTATGCACCTAGTACTCCTGAATAGTACTTCCAGTTTAGAAAGGGGACGCACCAACGATGCTCAAACTTGAGATACCGGCCATAGAGACTTTCGACGATAGTGATGGAACATTCTCATACATTAAAGGGATCACCTTATCGCTCGAACATTCACTAGTGTCAGTATCAAAATGGGAGTCGAAATGGTGCGTTCCCTTTCTATCTAAATCTGAAAAAACTGAGCTAGAAGTAATAGACTATATTAAGTGTATGACCCTTACACAAAATGTTGATGAAAGAGTATATACTAGTTTAACACAGTCTAACTTTGATGCCATTACAAAATACATTGATGCTCCGATGACAGCTACAACGATTACGCAATCAACAAGAAAAACCAATAGAGAAATTGTAACCTCCGAACTTATTTACTATTGGATGGTTGCGCTTAACGTTCCATTTGAATGCCAGAAGTGGCATCTTAATCGGTTGTTAATGTTAATAAACATATGTAGTATAAAGCAAGAAAAGCCTAAGAAACTTAGCAGAAAAGCACTTAGTCAAAGAAATTCTGCGATTAATGCAAAACGTCGTGCCGAGTTGGGAAGTTCAGGTTAGGAAGGCACGTATGATTACTGTTAAACAACAAGGAAAATTTAGTAAGACTAATTCTTTTCTTAAATTAGCATCTTCTAAATCGTATAAAAATAGTTTAAATTTATATGGAGCACGTGGTGTTAGTGCTCTTGCAAAGGCAACACCAAAACTATCGGGCGATGCTTCAGGTGGTTGGTATTTTGTTATCACAGAGTCAACTCAAGCTTTAACAATTACTTGGTTAAACAATGTGGCTGCTGGTACTGCGCCATTAGTAATTCTTTTACAGTATGGGCATGGTACACGACAGGGTGCATATGTTAAAGGTGTAGATTTTATTAACCCAGCAATGAAACGAATTTTCGACACAATAGCTAATGAAGCATGGAAGACTTTATCACAATAAAAGAGAGGTGGCGTTTTGGATACACTGGATAAAATGAACTTTCGCGCATTAGACAGTTTCTTTAACGCCACTGCAATTATTGATGATTATGATTCAATAATTTGGACCGAGAAATATAATGAGGTTGGTGATTTTGAGATTCGTGGTCCTGCGAATACTCAATTACTCGCACTTATAAATGAATCTACTTACTTGTTTAATACTTTAACATCTAATTTAATGGTTATTGAGCAACCAGAAATAGAATTTGATATTGTAAACGGAGACGTTTTAACTATTAAAGGCCGTTCAATATCTAGCATTTTGGATCGAAGAATTATGCTCGTATCTAATACTATAACATACTCAGATGTAAATGCTGATCGTAGAATTTCAAAGATTATATGTGATTTAGTAACAGAAGCTTTTGGATCTACCATTCCCAACAGACAATGGAGTGGATTAGAAGTAGTCAATGCGACAACGGCTAATGTAACTGCAGCAGAGTCTACCAAATTAGCAGTTGGCGTTGGTTTGCAATTTACACTAGGTGATAATCTTTTAAAGATTGTAACTGATCTTTGTACCGCACATAATTTAGGTTTTAAATGTGTCTTCGTACCATCTACTAAAAAAGTACAGTTTATTGTATATGAAGGAGTTAATCGTTCAGTTCAAGGTCAGGGTATGATTATGTTCTCTGATCTATACGATAATTTAATCACAGCTAAAGAATCAATATCAGTTGCAAACGTTAAGAATGCAGCATTAATCGTTGGAAGAGCAAGTGATCCAGTTACAGGAGTACCAAGACTTCCTCAATTTTTAGTTAATGAAGCCTTTACTGGTTTGAATAGGCGTGAAACGTATATCACAGTTGATCAAGACGACGTTGCATATGCGCCAAATGGAACAGAGTGTACAATGGCATCTGCGGACTATGTTTTAGCCATTGAAAAAGCAGGAACAATGGCTTTAAATCAGTCTATATATAAAGTTGATGCTGCATATGATGGTGGAATTGTAGAGGGGCTTGGGACAGAGTATACTGTTGACTTTAATCTTGGAGATATTGTAGCTTTCCGTTTACCGCATCATCCATTAACTAATGCGGCACAGATAACGAGTATGATCTTTGCAGATGATGCGCAAACAGGAAAGACATTAGCTCCATCGTTCATGTACATAGAACCAACGCCAACAGTTACCACTTTAACTAGGTATCCGCTATTCCCACCCGCGCCAGAACCAACTGTATTAGCTCCAACAACTGGCGCTAATAAGACAATCACATTAACAACTTTTGGTCATGATTATGGAGTACCAGCTGGTCAGAAGTATGTGCGAGATGTTCGGAATGTCACCGGTAAAGATAGTTGGACGCACCACAATACCGGCTATGAAGCAGCAGTTTCGTCTTATGTTCTGGGACAGTCTAAGGCACGAGATCACCTCGCAGTAATGACAAACACATGGATACCCAATCTGGTTGATGGCGATAAGATTGCTATTGGCTGTTCAAAGGGTCATCATAGATCGGTGTCCATTGCAGTTGGTACATCGCCGGCTGGTGTAAGCCTTAAGTACGTCTTAGAGGCTCGTGGCTTCACTGTAAACGTAGTTAATCGTGACATGAAGATCCTCTATTAACTAAGTATCAAAATGGGAGTACTTTTGCACTAGTGGAAAGGAGGCGTCTGTGGCCAATACGATTGATAATAGAATTGTCTCAATGCAGTTCGATAATAAGCAGTTTGAAAAAGCAGTTAGTGAAACATTAATAAGCATGAATAAATTGACTGCCGCATTACAACTTACCTCGGCATCAAAAGGTTTTGCTGGTGTCACTGCGGCCGCACAAAAAGTTGATGTTTCCGCTATTAGTGCAGGTATTTCTAGTGTGAACTGGTCAGTTGTGGCACTTTCATCGGTTGTGTCGACCGTGTTTAGAAACATAACTAATTCAGCAATTTCAACTGGAATGAAAATTTCAAAAGCGTTATCCGTTGATGGTGCTGCTGCTGGTTTTGCTGGATACGAAAATAAGATGAACGCCACTAAAACCATGATGGCGGCTACAGGCAAAGACATTGGAACTATCAATAAAGTTTTAGCAGAACTCAATGATTATGCAGATAAAACGATTTACTCTTTCTCCGATATGACAACCAATGTCAGTAAATTTGTAAATACTGGCATTGCGTTAGAAGATTCTGTAAAAATAGTTCGTGGTTTATCTAATGCTGCGGCTGTTGCTGGCATAAGTAATGAAGCATTGGCTAGAGCAATGTTTCAAGTCACACAAGCAATGAGCGCTGGGTTTATGCGTCTCGAAGACTGGAATCCCATCGCTGAGTCTGGTATGGCCACTAAAGAATTTAAAACCCAGTTGCTAGAAGCTGGCGTTGCAATGGGAACGTTGAAGAAGACTGGCAAAGATACATATAAAGTACTTACTAAAAATTCAGTGGGCGCAAAGCTTAAAGAAGAAATAGGCCCAATGAAGATGTTTACAGACAGTCTTCAATATAAGTGGCTCGATCAATCCACGTTGGTTAAAGGTATGCAAGTTTATGGCGATACAACTACAGAAGTAGGAGCAAGAGCGGAAAAAGCTGCAGCTGATGTAGATACATTTACTAAAATGATGGAGACGGTCAAAGACTCTATCAAGACGGGTTGGTCTAAAACTTGGGAAGCTGTAATTGGTGATAAAGCGGAATCACTAAAGTTTTGGACAGACATAAGCAGTGCTATAACGGGATTCACTGGTGCTATTTCTAAGTCAAGAATTGAAACGCTTAACTTTTGGAATGAAAACGGTGGAAGACAAGCCGTTATAAATGGGTTAGTCAACATATTTACCTCACTAGGTGATGTGTTAAAAATTGTTGGCCGAGCATTTAGCGAAGTATTTCCTAAGAAAAGCAATCCAGGAGAAGCGCTTGTAACATTATCAAAGGCTTTTGAAGCCTTTACAAAAAAACTTCAACCATCATCAAAGGTACTTGAAGGTATTCGTTTACTATTCAAGGGATTATTTTCAGTCTTAAAGTTAGTTCAACTAGGTTTTGGTATTGCGTTTGATGCAATTAAAGCATTTCTATCTGGGTTGTTTGGCGTTTCAGGAAACTTAAGTGGCTTTTCTGAAACCATATTTGATTCGGTTAAAGCTTTTGCAGCATGGGTACAAGGTCTTGTTGAATCCGCAAAAACAAGTGAGAAATTTGCAAAAACAGTAACGGACATTAAAGACACAATGTCTAAAGTTGGCAAATCTCTTAGCACGTTCTTCTCTAAAATGGCAGGATATGTCCGTGGAGCAAGTGAGACAATATCCAAGTTTATTGGAGAAATGCGAGTCAATGGAAAATCATTAGTTTCATATCTCCAGTCAATTCCAAGCGCAATAAAAGCAGCATTTTCTTCATCCGGAGATTCCGTCGGAGGTTTTTCTGACAAAATAGCAGCTGCGTTTAAAAACGTTGATTGGAATAGAGTTATCGTTATAATGTTTGGCGCATTAACTGCTGTTGGAATAGGCGTATTTGTTAAGTTCGTAAAAGATATTTCAGATATTGTAAAGGGACTGGGCAACACATTAGTCACCATTAAAGACAAAGTTGTAGATGTAATGGGGCAAGTACAAAAGAATCTTCAGGCTAAGGCTCTTCGTGATATTGCTACAGCCATTTTGCTACTTGCTGTTGCGTTGTTTATTATTAGTAAGATTCCAGCAGATAAGTTAAAGACATCAATGGCTGCGATTTCCGTACTTGTTTTGGAACTCGTTGCTTCTATGAAATATTTAGAAGAACTAAAGATAAAGGATCCAAAATCATTATTGGCCGCAGCAGGAGCAATGGCAATACTTGCTGGTGCTATTCTATTAATGACGGCATCCGTAGCAATACTTGGCAACATGGATACGAAAAAACTATTCCAAGGTATGGTTGCTGTAGGATTCATATTAGCAGGAATGATGGAATTTGTGCAGGAAGTTGATGGTGCAAAACTTGCAACTATAGCCACAGGATTACTTGGTATGGCTGGGGCAATGCTTTTACTAACAGCTTCTGTAGCAGTCCTAGGATATATGGATCTGGGTGCATTAATTCAGGGAATGGTTGCTATAGGTTTTCTGTTGGCCGGGATTATTGAATTTGTACAAGAAGTAGATGGCGCAAAACTTGCTGGTGTAGCTGTTGCATTACTTGGTATGGCTGGTTCGCTACTTTTACTAACAGCATCCGTTTATGTACTTGGTAGCATGGACCAGAATGCATTAATCCAGGGAATGCTCGCTGTAGCACTTCTATTAGGTGGAATTCTAAGATTTACACAAATGATAGATTCTGCAAAACTTGCTGGTGTAGCAGCGGGGCTTCTTGGTATTAGTGGAGCAGTGTTAATCATAGCTATCGCATTAAAAATACTTGGCAGTATGGATATGCAGAGTCTCATTAATGCGACAATAACACTCGCTGCAGTACTAACATTAATTCTTGTATTCATAAAATACATGAGCGATCCAATGTCCATGGCGGCAGCAGGTGCAATGATTGTTCTTGCTGTAGCTATAATGGTCTTTGCACTTGCATTGGCTGTACTTGGTGCGCTTTCCTGGGGTCAAATCATAAAGGGTATTGCTGCATTAGCGTTATTGTTCATAGTGCTTGGGCTTGCTGGTGCAGTTATGGGGACTGTTGTTGGTGCAGGCGTTATGGCACTCGCTGTAGCTTTACTGTTGATAGCTACTGCTGTACTAATCGCAGGTGCAGGAGTGTTGTTATTCTCGATGGGAATCATGACACTTGCAGCGGCATTGACCACTGGCGGTGAAGTAATTCTTGACTTCATCAAAAAGGTTATTGCTGCATTACCACAAATGGCAATAGGACTTGCTCTTGCGATTGGTGCATTCTTTATCGGGATGACTGCCGTTCTTCCTCAGATATTCACGTTTGTAAATGCATTATTCATTGGCTTAATGGCAATGATGGTTATGCAGATTCCAGCCTTTATCGAGGTAATGTTTACAATGTTAATGGCGATGTTAACCGCAATCGATACGTTTATGCCGCAGATAATCCCAAAGGTAATGTCAATAACCGTTGCGTTATTGGAAGGTCTTACCAATGCAATGCCTCAATTATCGCAGGCTGGTGGAGATCTAATTATCGCCATGGTTAAGGGTATTGGCGAGCAATCTGCAAGAATTAGTGATGCGGCATTAGAGACAATTGTTAAGTTTCTAAATTCGTTATCTGAATCCATCGATAAGAATGCACCTAAGATAATCGAAGCTGGAAATAAAGTAATACTTTCATTATATAACGCTTTAGTATTAGCTGTTACGCAGTACCCATTATTCAAAGTTGGAACACAGATGATACAAGGGCTTATTGATGGAATTAACAAATTAAAAGATCAAGTAAAAACTGCTGTACTAGGTATTGTATCTGGTGGTATCGCAGCGGTTAAAACTTTACTTGGTATTAAGTCTCCGTCTAGAGTATTCATGGATATTGGTCGTTTGACAATTCAAGGACTCATTATTGGATTAGAGAACACTCAAGGCAAACTAGTATCCGCAGCAGAGACCGTTGTTACTTCAGCGTATAACGCTATGGCTGCTGCAGCTAATGCAGCTAACAACGTGCTACTTGATGTTACGGATCCAGTTATTAGACCAGTTATAGATCTAGACAACGTCTATAATGGTGCTAAGGCCATATCCTCACTCATGAGTGATGCATCTGCAATTGGCGTTTCTGGAGCAGTAAGTGCGAGATTGAATCAAGACGTGTCAGGCTCAGCAACTCTTACTCCAGATGGAAGTACAAGTGGCGCCTCCGTATCCCTGACCCAAAATAACTACTCACCTAAAGCCCTATCGCATTTGGAACTCTATAGGCAGACTCAGAATCAATTACGGCAGTTGAAAGGCTTGGGTGTCGTATGATAAGCCAGATTCTAGTAACCAATCTAAGTACTGATTCCGCGATGCCTCTGATTCTGATGAACCCTGAGAGATCGGGGTTCATCGTTCAGAGCATCGACGGACTTGGTCCAGTTAATAGTACAATCAATATGCGAGAGAATTCGATTAAAGATGGAAGTACTTTCACGTCTTCCAGAACTCCCGCAAGGAATATCGTATTTACTCTAAGCTTTATCGATGTTCCATCGCAAGGTATAACAATTGAAAACGTTAGACATCTATCATATGAGTATTTCCCGCTAAAGGCTAGAGTACGGATTGATGTATTAACGGACAAATCTTCTAAGCTAATTCTTCCAGAAGATCCGACTGTAACATATGGTGCCTTCTCGATAGAGGGGTATATCGAGTCGAATACCCCATCTATATTCTCACAAAATGAAGGTTGTGTTATATCAATCCTATGCCCAGATCCACATTTCAAAACGGATAGCAGTATGGTTTCAGGAAATATCGAGCAAACAGCGCAGTTGTTTAGTTTTCCATTCTCATACGAGTATGAGAATGATAATCCAGAACTGGTAAACGAGTTCATTAATAACGAGGCTTCGCCACGTATCTGGACCGCTATGGGTGAGCGTTTTAATCAATCTATCTTGTTCCCGATTCATTTTGATGGATCGATTAATGTCGAACCGACATTCTATCTGACAGCCGATGGTGGAGTAGTCACTAATCCTCGCATATTCTTCTTTAGTGAAACTGATTTAGGCGTAGTTCAGAGTTTGAAGTTCGTGTTCACAACCTCATTACCAGCACTTCAAGATCAGGATTATCTTAAGATCGTCTGCGAAAAGGGAAACAAGTCAGTTCAGAGATTCGTAGCAGCTACAGGTACATTCATGAACTATATTGGAGCGGTGACTGTCGATTCAACTTGGCCAGTCCTCCATCCAGGAGACAATCTATTTTCATATGAAGCCGACAGTGGCGGAGCGTATATTCGATTTAGTTACGAGTATACACGTAAGTATGTTGGTGTGTAGTCGAGTAGGAGGATAGTTAATATGGCATTGACCAGTGGCTTCTTTAATAGTTCTGGTGGAGATCGACTTTACGATGCGGAAGACTTCAATAACTACCTTTCCGGTTTAGTTGAGGATGGGTGTTATCCGCAGAGCACGGGGTTTAAGGTTCTACCTAGAGGCCAGGCTATAATGGGCGATCCCGGTCCATCTGTAAAGATTTCTGCAGGTAAAGCGTACTGTAATGGTTTGTGGGTTACTAACGATACAGAGTATGTGTATCAGATGGCCTCAACTCTTACTCCTGCATCGTATCATTTGCTGTATTTCAAGTTCGATACAAATGATTCTGTAAGAGCGGTATCTATCGAAGAGAGTATCAGCATTAACATAAATGCTGCGGTTCCAACAAATGCGAGTGGTGTATACTATATGCCATTAGCCCGAGTTGCAGACAACTTAACAGCACAACCGCAAGCCGCAGATATTACCGATAAGAGAACATATGCCGGAGTAACGGCTATAGTTTCAGACCTAGGTATAACGGAAGCAAAACTTGCAAATAATGCGGTTGGACTTTCTAAACTTGCAAAAGTTGGTTTATTTCTTGGTTCGTTTGATGCCGGTAAAGACAGTGCGTTTACATTTGCGGTTGATACTTGGCAAACCTTTGCTTTTGGCGGTACGATTCTTAGTAACTACACTCCAGCCGTTGATGTAATCCTTCTTATATTAGGCGGAATGAACGTTATACATGCACCCAACTCGAGCACAGACCATCGCCTATATTTCGGAGTAAACAAAACTACACCTAATGCTTGGGAAATTATGGGTACAGGCGTTGGTTTAGCATGTACTAGCGGCGATTCTATAGCAATTCCAGTTGCATATGCTCTGCATCTCAATGCTGGGACCTCATATACTATAAATATTGGTATGAGTAGCAACGTTGCACAAAACTATAGTTGGCTTAGAGCAATGGGTTCGATGTTCGTTCTACCTCACGATAGAGGTTAAGGGGGTGCCGAATGGAGTTCTGCAATTCACGAATAACTTTCAAACGCGGGGATGATGATACCATGATGGTAGCCCTTGCTAACGGGGTTACCTTCTCCACGGGTGATAAAGTCTTCTTCTCTCTTAAACTCAACGCTTCTGGATTAACGGATATTTTCCAAATCGAGGCTACAGAGTTTGTTAAGTATGATGATGTGGAAGATGCAGCAGTCTTAATCACTATCCCACATGAGAACACCATCGACCTTGCACTCGGCAAGTATTTATATGATATCCTAATAGAATGGGCAGATGGTACTTATGTAACAGTGATTCCACCTACACGCTTTAAATTAGTGGCTGGGGGTAGTCATGACGATTCCGGCTGATATTATCCCCGTAGTTGAGGTAACTGTCGATGTTGAACCGGTTTCTGTTATTATAGCTAACATCGCTTATATTGGGCCCGAGGGACCCGCTGGCGCTGCTAGTACAGTACCCGGTCCACAAGGGGAGATTGGACCACAAGGTGGCACAGGACCGCAAGGAATACAAGGAATACAAGGTTCGCAAGGGCCAAAAGGAGACCTTGGACCAACAGGACCAATCGGTCCACAAGGTGCACAAGGTCCGAAAGGCAATGATGGATCGGCTGGAGCGGATGGACCTAAGGGAGATACTGGACTTAGAGGATTAACTGGCGACACTGGACCAGCAGGTCCTCAGGGAATCCAAGGTATACCTGGAGGAGACGGTGCCACTGGTCCTCAGGGACTTCAAGGTATACCTGGTGTAGACGGTGCCGCAGGTCCTCAGGGAATCCAAGGTATACCTGGTGAAGACGGTGCAATAGGTCCAACTGGCCCGCAAGGGGACTCACACGTGATTCTTGAAACTGAAAATATGAAGGTCTTCGCTGGGCCGACAGCACCTACTTTAGGAGTCTCTAATGGTGATATTTGGATTCCGAGCGCTATATAAGGAGGTGATATAGTGGCTACCATCACAGTAGTCATCGGAGCAACCAACGATGATCAATCATGCGCTTTCCTAGGCTCTGACTATGATCCTGGTGGTGGATACCTGAACGTTGGTTTATATCGTTCTGGGGTCACGAGCAAAAAAACAATCGCCTTGCGTTTTATTAATATTACAATTCCCGCAGGATCAACTATCACAGCCGCAAAGGTGCAGATGACTGGGCAGAGTTCCAGTGGAACGCAATCCATCGGAACGGTTAAGGCGTATATTAGAGCAGAGAACGTCGATAGTGCGGCTGCTTTACCGACTGTCGAGGCTACGTTTAAGTCTCGGTTCACCGATGGGCCATTAACGACTGCGGTAGTCGACTGGAATCCACTCCCGACAGTGGTGGCAGACACTTGGTACGACACACCCGATTTTTCGGCAGTCATCCAAGAGATCGTCAGTAGGGGAGGATGGGCAAGCGGTAATAATATACTCGTTTGGATTGACGACTACGATAACCGCTCAACCACCAATGTTGGTTCAGAAAGAATATTCAACTCCTACGCCATGGCGAGCACCCGCCGTCCGAAAATCGTCATCTCCTATACCGAGGGTAGCCCGGGAAAGCCGCTATCCCTGTTCAAGACCCTCTACCTTCCTGAAGGAGCGATTCGCTGATGGATAGATTCTGTATCGACAACAATCTGTTCTACACATTTAATGAGGATGGATGCGGCGCCTTCCGTATCTATAATTATACCGCTATCGGTCTTATCGCTCCTGGTCGTATTACAGGACAGGGCTCAACTCTGGAAGAGGCTGTCAAAGAGTATATGACTATCGCTCTTGGTGAGCGAGCGGGGCAAAAGGAGTACCTTACAGCCTACGTTGCCGAGCCTAACGCCGATGTGAAAATTGCAGAGGCATTCGGAAAAGACGAGTGTATGGCTGTCGAGGCGCCTATCGACGTTGAGCTTACCGAGGTACCGCTTGGGGAGAAGGTGGGCTAGATGGCTAGCCAGTATCCGCCGAAGAAAAACACGGCGTTCACACTGTACTTTACGCTTTACAAGAATGATGGAACTGTCATTGCCGATCCCGGCACCATCACCAAGAAGGTGAGTATTGATGGCGGGAACGTGGCGGATATCGCAGCCAACGTAACCGAGGAAGACACTACCTATGGCCAGTGTTCGCTCGTCATAGCAGCGGGTGAAATGAATGGCGATGCTATCTGGATCTATATTAAAGACAATACCACGGGATGTGTTCCATTT